GATGTTGGACACTCTCAATGCCATTATGTCATTGCCGTCTGATGAAGAAACTTTGAAAGATCCGTAACCTGGACCTTGAGGTCCGCCTGCACTTGGACCTTGTGAAATTGTTTGTGTGCTTGGATTGTTCCAAGCAATTGATTCATCGTAAACCATATGAACATCATTTTGTGTTCCTCTGTCTACTTCAATACCTGCTTGATAATTATTGACTGCATTAACACCACTGCCTGCTTCTCCCGAATTAAGTGTGATAATATTGTCTGTGATTGTGGTCACAGTTGATTCAACTGTGGTCATAGTACCTTGTACTGTTAAATTACCTTTAACTAAAGTTGCCGACGAATCTAATTCGATTATGTTCGTGGCATCTGCTACTTTAATTTTGTAATTACCTGTTTCTAAATAAACTGTTTTTGCCATAGTTTTTTATAATTCAGGGAGTGTTGCCACTCCCTAAACTGTATTTTATATTATGCGTCGTCTGTGAAGTCGTCGTCATCTGTGTTAGCAACGTCGTCATCACCCGCTTCTTCAACTTTAACTTTTCCAGAACTAGCCGTCGCAAAATCCCATGCAAGTTTTGTTCCATCTAATGCATTTGATCCTGTTGCACTTGGTTGTGCTACTGTTAAAGTACGTCCTGAAATTTTACTTACACCGTAAGTTTCATTGTCAGAACCTTGTACTGAAATTGTCATTTCACCTGCAACTAAAGCCGCTGGTAATTTGCCAGTTGTTAACGTACAAGTAACCTCAGTATCTGTGGCACCTGTTTCAGCAACAACAAACTTTTTAGTTCCTTTTTGTCTGACAATAGTACCTTCTACAACACTTGATCCATTGTGAAAGTTAACTTTGATTTCATTTGCACCAGCAGTTGCACCGCCAGCCGCTGTTGTAAACAGTCTTTTATTAAGTGGTCGTCCCATTTGTTTTCTCCTTTTTTAGAAGTCCAATCCGGGTTCTAGCCGGTACGCAGTGGGTTAATACTGCATAAGACTTTGACACTAGTCAAAGTGCGTTTGAACTAAAGGTATTTATCGTTTGCTGAGTGATGCTATCAGTTCAACTTTTGAGAATTTTTTTGCTAAATTTATGGCTTCCACAAGCACAGCATTGGCTTGTTCTAGATAGTGATCTCGCTTGGTTCTGCGATAATCTATCAATATTGTGGTGTATTCGTCATACATTTTGTTCAGTGTGTTTTCTAATTTTTTAATGTCTTTGATGAACATGCCATGATTTTTCTTCCAAACCTGCAGTCTGTCCATGTACTCTCTGAATTCTAATAATATCTGTTCGTGTTCCATATTAAATTTTTCCCATTATATCTCTTGCTCCATATGTGACTAAAAATTTAGCACCTGCTTTGTGATACACTTTAGCAATTTCAATTTGATGTTCTATGGTTGGCAATCCTTTGTATTCATCAGACACTTGATACACACCAACAGGAATATATGATCCTGCATTTATCAAACCTAATTCACTCAAACTGTGTTGTGCTGGTTTAAGCAGGAGATAATCTGCCTTTTGAGTTTTAAATTTATTTGCTGTGGCAATCATTTCTGAATCACCATTGATGGGCAATTGGTATATTCTTTCAGTGGTTGGTGTACTGTCTGCAAGATCTCTAAATGAACTGTAAAACACACTTCTATATTTCACATATGCCATCACTTCACGATTGGTTTCAGATTTTAAATTATGCACTGTGTTGTCTCCCATGTCCGATGGAGCCAATATGTCTGCACCTGCTGATTCTAATTTCTTACCCAAATCAATCAACAATGCTTCACTGGTGTCTGGTTTATCCATTACTCTACAATGTCCATCTGGCAAAGTAGAACACAAACATACATCTACAATTAATTGTATTTTAGGAAATTTTGTTTTTATTTGATTTACAATTCTTTGATTAAAACTCCAATCAGGAGTCCAAGTTTTATATTGTGGTGTGATAAACAACAAGAAACTGTCAACACCTTTGTCTACATCTTGTTGTATCTGATCGTTAATTAAGATTTCGGAAAAACTACTATTGTGGACGCCTAATCCAGCCGTTTCTGTTCTGCCTTTTTCGTTGACAAACAATGGCTGGATTAAGTCCATATGATTACTTCTCTTCTTTTTTAGGAAGTGCCGCACACTGTTCTTCGTCTGCTGGCAGACCAGTGTTTTTATCATAGATCCAAACATACGAATAAGTGATGTTGTCATCAGTCATTGAACATTTTTTTCCAAATGATACTCTTGGTTCTTTAATAGAACAAGCCGACACTGTGAAGAAAGTTAATATTAATATTGCAATACTTTTCATTGTAGTCCTTGTTAGTGTTTCCTCATTAATTATACAACATTTTGGTATAAAAGTCAAGTCCTGAACAAAAAGTCAATAAAAAAGGGGGCCGAAGCCCCCTTTAATGTGTAAGTTGTTACTGTTGATTATGCAAACGAAATGTTTGACATAGCAACCTCACCAACATAGTCCCCAGCATTTCCTAGTGAAGATGCTGTGTTGTTTAACTCTACATAACCATATCTAGTCATGAAAGAAACAACTGGTTCAAAAGTTGATGGGTCAAGTACAACACCGCTAGACATTAACGGAATGTATGGGCAATAGAACGCCGCCGCATCTGCTTCAGATGAGCCTTTGTATCCTACCAATACAGCCGAATCGTCTGCCGCATATGTGTCAACATAGATTTTCATCGCACTGTTTAAAGTTCCAACCATTTTTTGGTTAGTTGGTGCTTCAAAAGAACCTTCAGTTGTTCTTGCGAACGCTGAAGTTGTTGCAGATTGAAGTACAGTTAAAGCCTGTGGTGATACCACAGCCCAGTTACCTGCACCACGTCTTGTTCTTTGTGCAATTTTATTAGCAGTTCTGTTGATTAAAACAGCCAAAGCCGCGTGTTCATCACCTACGAATGTTGCCGTACCTGATACTGCCGCTTGGTTGAATGTTTCTTCAGTTGCCGCTAAAGTTCTTAACGAGTTGATGACTTCTTGGTCGATTTCAGCAGTAATTTCTTGTGCTAATGCCGCCATGATTTCAGCCTCTACATCAATACCTTGTTGCGCCTGAGCATCTTGAGCAGATTCAAATGTCCATCTTGCTTGTAACTTTCTGCTTTTTGCTTCAACAGTTTGTTTCAAGATTTGAATTGACATTGCTTTACCACCAGTACCTTCTTTAGTGGCTGTTGCGTCTGCATTACCATCTGGATCTGCTACATCGTTACCTGAATAACCTTGTGCAATTGCAAATGGTGATAATGCTTCAGCCCCTGCCGCTAGTCCGCCGCCTGATGTTGCCGCTTCTGCATATCTTACTCTTAGTGTGTGGATTTGTCCAACTGGGCCAGTCATCGGTTGTACTCCAACCAATTCGTTAGCAATTACAGTAGGCATAACCCTTCTTATCACAGGTAGGATCACTCTGTTTAAAGTTGCAACGTTACCGGCAGATGTAGCACCTGCTGTTGCTGACTCTGAAAGATACTGTTTAGTATTTTCCAAAGTAGCCGCCATAACTGCTTTTTTATTTCCAGTTAGACCTTCTAATAACGCACTCTTTGTGTCCTGCCAGCGAGTTTCTGTTAGTTCTGACATTGTGTTTTTCTCCTTTTTTTTATATCCCAGCAAGTCTTCTAATATCAACGATGTTGCTATTGAATTGATTGCTGTTTACAATGTTAATTTGTTTATCGCCTGTTACTTCTGTGCCTTCATTTATAGCCTGTTTTTTCGCTGGAGTCCTACCGTTTAGAACAGATGGTATGTACTTTTCGAATTGCTTTCGTAAAGCACCCGTCTGCACACTCTCCAGTAGATTGTTCATTATTTCTTTTTGTTCTGTGTTCAATGGTTGTGTTAACTCATTGATCACTTCACTTCTCTCTGCCGCTTCTTTAATTGTAGCAATTTCTTGTTCTTTTGCTTCAATTACTTTTTGCTTCTCATTGACAGTCTTCATCGCTTCTTCTGCCTGTAGTTTCGAAATGTCCACTACTTTTAGAAGTTTTGCTGTTTCACCTTTTTCGTTCAAGAATGATTGTGAAAATTCTTGTTGATAAGATTCGAACAGTCTGCGACCAAAGTCGTTTTTGCGAGCCGCTTCAATGTCTTCTTTTAATGAACTAATCTCTTGTTTAAGAGTTTTGCCCACTACTTCTGACACTTTTTCAGCACCTTTTTTCACAAAGTTACTTCTAACTTTTTCAAAATGTGCTTTCGCTTCTCTGATAAGACGTACTTTTGTTTCAGCAACGTCTTGTTTGTCTTTTTGAAATTCTGAAATTTCTTTAGACAGAGCTTCTACCACGAAGTCCTCAAGTTTAACAAAATTTTCTGCCATAACTTTTTGGTCTGAGTGTAGTTCAGCAACTTCGCCTTTAAGTTGATCAAAAACAAATGCTTTTAACTTTTCAGTGTGTTCACCGATTTGAGTAGCATACTTAACTTTTTCTTCTGCAAGTTGCTTCTTGTCTTCTGCGAACTCTGCCATTTCTGCTTCGATTCTTTCAGATACCATTTTATCAACAGCCTCTGTCAAACTTGCTTTGTCGTGTTCATACTTCTCTGCAAATTCTTTACGAAGATCAGCAGTGGCAGAAAGTTTGTTTTCTTCAACCTTCTGGTTCCATGCGGATTCTATTTCTGCTCTGATCTCTTCCGAAATTCCGTTATTTTCAAAAAGTGATTTCAGTGCTTCTAACATTCTTTTCTCCTATTTAGATTGGAGTTTTCCAATTATGTTTATTAGTTGTTCTTTTAGATATTTTTGTGCCTTTGTGTCCCTTGCTGAGTTAAATGCTTTTAAACCACCTTTTGTATTCATTAGATGCTCGTATATTGGCTCAGGATATGCTCCTGGCGCCGATGGTTGTGCAACGATATCTACTGTGATGATTTCAAAATCTGATACTTTACCGGATCCGTCTTCTTTAACATTACCAGAACCCCTGGATGAAACTCCTAATTTAACTCCGCTGTTAAGCATTGTTTCAACTAGTTGTCCCATCGGGGTTGGTAATACTTTTAATTTTCCGTATCCGTTTGGTCCGTCCATCCACATTTCATTTACCATGTGGCTGACACGGTCTAGGTTAATATTAAGTCCTTCTGGATGATCCACTTCGCCCAACACCGAGTATCCACCAGTGATTTGATCGTTAAGTGTGCTGACAGCCCTCTGGATTTCGTTAACAGGATACACTCTCTGGTTGGCGTTTTTAACACCTCCCTGAATGCAGATTCCCTTCATGTAAAGGGATTTACCGTTGTGTTCGTCCTTAGTCTCAACGACTATTCCCGCCTGGTCAAAAGTCAGCGT